GGGAAGCCGTTGAGAACCAGCCAGTCGAAGCGGTCCTGCGTCGGCGTGAAACGAAAGCGGGAGACGTCGAGCACAACGTCACGGTCGGGACCGCGCGCTATGAACTCGTCGTAGTCGAATCCGTCGCCGTCCTGGGACGCGATGCGGCACAGCTGCCAGCCTTCGACGGGCTGGATGCCGGGGACGGGATCTGAGTTGGGAAAGCGGCCGGGGTCAGCCGGCGAAGGGGTATGTCGCATTGCCATCTCCGAACAGGCTGGGGTGCCTGTGGGAGATAGGCGTACGCCACGTACGTACGTACGTCAACATGCAAAACGTACGCACGTACGTTTTTAGTCTTTCGCGCTACAGCTTATCCGCTGCCTCGGAAATTTCTTCGTCCATTTCCTTCTGAGTCGTAGATAGCTGAAAGGACAAATCCTCTCGAGTGAGATACGTAATGTAAACGCTGACCCGGTGGACGCCGTCACCGTCGCATTCCGCTGCGCGCTGGTCGTACTGGCTCCACAGGAAGCGCGATGCAGCCCTCATTGAATCATTGGCGCCGAACGGCAATGGAGGTGGTGGGTCAACTGTCGTGAAACGATGGACAATAAAGGCTGCTGTCGCCTCGTTACCAAGAACTGTCGCGACATCGACTGATCTCGAAGCTGTTGCAGTCAGTTTGGCGCGGATCATGTCAGAACGACTGCGTGGCCCAACAATCTTTTCAGGGTACTTGCCAGTCATAGCTTTTATCAACGGATCGTAACGATCAACAGCCAACGAAACACAACTTGAGCGAGTTGCCAGAGAAATGCGTTCAAGCCTGCCTTCTTCAAACTGCGGGACTATCTTGTATGATTGCCCAAGTATGGAGACGCCGCGTCCTTTGTATTTAATAGATATGCTGCCGTCTTTGATCCTCACCTTCTTTACGTCTGGGATTGTGGCCAGCTTGTCGGAGACTTCAGATACGCTATCTCCCGCAGAGATCCCCTGCCAGAGGTCTCCCATGCGCTCCTCAGCGTGAGCCGCTCCATCGGCAGAAATAACAACTATCCCGAAAAACAGAGGTGAGAAACGCCTCATGACAGCAACTCCGACAACCGCATCACCCTATGCATCTGCAAAACTTCCTTCGCGTCTAGGGAAAACGTAATCGCAGGATTGTACTGCTCAAATTCAAGGAACGACGCCCGCTTATTTATTAGTCTCTTTATCAAAACAGTTCGCGCAGAGGCGCCGTCGTCAGCTTCGTCAATATCGCCATTTTTCCGGAGATAAACAATTACACTGTCACCGATGCGCGGTGGACGTCGCGTCTCCACAAGTACGAGTTCACCGTCCTCATGAGCAGGAAACATCGACGAGCCCTGCACATAAACCGCGTACACATCAGCCCGGCCGTCCAGGATGGTCGGGCGCTTTGCGTATCCAATAATTTCGTCCTGGAATAAGTATGTCTGCTCAATAGCTTGATCATCCACAATTCTTTCCGCTCCCATTGCCGTCCCGATGATTGGTAAGGCCTGAGTCATCCTGTCAACGGATGCTCCCTCAAACTTTACGACAGCGTTCTCTTCTGGGACGCCAGTTAAGGCAAATATTTCAGATCTGCTAATCTGTGGATCGCCAGTTCCAGCTAGCGCATCGGCCAACTTGGCTGCAACGTCTGTGTCGAGCGGCTTTTTGTACGTGCTGCTAAAATAGTTCTGGACACCGGACCTGGTCTTCCATCCACCTCGGGACGCGATCTTCTCCAACGATAAGCCAGAGCGCAATTTTAGCGCAATCAGCGCTCTTCCGGTTTCTATCTCAGCCATAGGCGTATTATCGCGGCGCCCTTGTACACAATCTACGTTATTGACAGGCGTACGCGGTGAACGTACGTCACGTACATGACTAAGCTGGATCATCGGAAAATCATCACCGAGCGAGGCGGCATCCGTCCACTTGCAAGGGTACTTGGCCACAGAAACCATACGACCGTGCAAGGTTGGTGGGAGCGCCACTGCATACCAGAGCAACATCTGGACGCAGTGCTAGCGATCCCTGCACCGACGGCCGCGGAAGCCACCGCCTCCTCACAGGAAGCAGCGTAGATGCCCGGCGCAAACCCTCCATGCCCGCAAATGCCGGCCTTCATCTCGCTAAGGTACGAGCCGAACGGCGCTGTCTCAGCCGTCGCCCAGCCACTTCCCGGAAAGCAGGAAGCGAACCGCCTCATAGGCGTTCTTCGCGCCGGGCGGCGCGTCGGCGTCATATTCGCCAAGGCGTGTCGCGATCTGGTCCACAAATTCGGTGCCAACGGCGTCGCGGGAATGCAGCTCGGCAATGAGCGCTGCAACGGCCTGTGCGGCCCAAATACCCAGGCCGACAAGAGCCTGCGGGTGCGGATCGGCTTCTTCATCCATCTGGTATTTCTCCATGCTCGTCGTGACAAACGGCATGGTACGGTCGGCGGCGCTGTGCGCAAGCATGACGTCGCCGGCTGTGACACCTCCTCACAGGATGCGGCATGACCCCGCAACCCACCAAATCGGACATCCTCGCCGATCTCGAGGCCGCGCTGACGAACATCGTTGCTGATCTTCGCGAAGAGCGGGAGACTCGCGGTTGTACTCCAACCTTCTGTGCTGGCGTCGCCCAGCTCGCGGGTCTGGTCAGCCGAATGACGAGCATGAAAGAGGCTTTCCGCGAGTGGGACCCGGGCCTTACTGGATCTCAACCGCTGCCAGGGGGTGAAGGTGACTGACTCACCCTCCCCTTCGCGCAGCAATCCGTTCCGCTGCTTCCAGAAACTTGGTTTCGGCGACGTCGCCGGCAGAGCGTCTGCAAAGATCGGCCAATTTCCGCAGTTCGGCTTCAATAACCTCGGATGTCGCGGACGAGAGTCCGAATTTTGCGTCGAGCTCTTCCGCGAGTTGAGCTCCAATGACGCAAGCGGATTTGATGAGGCCGGTGTGCAGCTCAGCACGGTCAATCGGCATCTTATGTCCTTTCGTGATGGTTTGGGCGACCGCACGATGACCGAAGCCGGGGCGGCGTCAAGCCGCTCCGGTGGAGGTACGCCGGCATGACGCGCGCCCCTTCCCCATCCGGCCGAACCCCGGCCGGTTCGCCCGCCGCACGACTCCCCCATCCCCCTTGCCGTGCGGCGGGCGCTTTCGATGATCACTCCTTTCATGCTTCGGAGACTACCCGTGTCTGACGATAGTGCAGCGGAATTGCTGCCGCTGTTTTCCCGCGAACAGGGCGAGAACGCATTCGCCAAAGCCATGAACCTCTTCATCGGTCGTGGTCGTCGCTACTCATCGCTCGATGTCGAGAAGGGATCCGGTATCTCCCGGCGGCGCATCGACTGTTTCCGCTCCTATCCGCCTGGCCATCCCGATCACCGCCCGCTGGACATGGGGGCGATGATGTCGATTGCGGCATTCCTTGGTCCCGACTTCACGAGCGAATGGATCAAGCCCACCGGGCAGGTCGCCTTCGCGATCCCCGACGGCATCGATTTCGACGAATACGAGACCCTGGCGCGCGAATGGCTGCGCACCAAGGGCGAGGCCCATCATCACGAAAGCCCGGCAGGCCGCGACCTGAGCGATTGCGAGAAAGCGGCGCTGAGTGGCGCGATGGCAAAGCTGAAGGCCGTGGGATGATCACAGGGCCATGAGTTCCGGCGCCGGCGCGGCGGCGAAAAAGGGCGGATGGGGTTTGAAGGATACCTAGACGGCGCGATCGGAAGCGGGGGTGCGATCTCCACCCATAACCGCCGCGCTCAATCCGCTCCCGCGACAGATTTGAGGACGAGGACATGGGCACGATCATTACCGAAAGCTGGGGCTCGCAGCAGTGGCGCATGCTTCGCCGCAACCTGCGCGACGGCATGCCGATAGAGGAAGCCGCCCCGCTTTCGGGAATGAACCTGATCGAAGCCCGCGCCCTGGAAAAGCTCGACGCCAAGCGGGCGCCGCTGCCCGACGAAGCATTTGCCCTCCTCTACGATCCCGACGCGCCGAGGGCCGCGTCATCCACGCAAGCGAAGGAGGCCGGAATGGCCAAAGACGACGAGAACGGCGCGGCCGAATACAAGCGGCCCGACGCGGAACTGGCGTTCAAGATTTACGACCAGTCCATCAAACCCAAGGAAGCGCACCTTGCCACGATCAAGGGCGATATGTCCGAGCCCTATCAGCAGATCAAGGACAACGCCCACTACCCGCGCAAGGTGCTCAATTTCATCGTCGGCCTCGAAAACGAGGAAGACGCCAAGCGCGATCACATGCTGCTCGCGCTCTCCGAAGGTCTCCGTCACCGGAAGCTGTTTCTGCCCCGCGATCTCGTGACGATGGCGAACGGCGAAGACGGTGACGAGCTGGTGCCGACCGGCGAGCGCGAGGACGAAGGCTTGCTCGTCGACGAACCGGAAGGTGACGAGGAAGGCGAAGAAGACCTACCGATTGCCGCAGAGCAAGGCGAGCGCCCTGACGACGCCCATCCCGGCGAGCAAATCGGCGGCTTTACCGAAGCCAGCGACGCCGAAATCTCGAAGCAGCAGGGGCGCGGTCGCGGTCGCAAGGCCAAGGCTGAACCCGCCGCCGGCACCGGCGCCGCCGCCATGCAAGCCATGAGCAAGTCGGCCCAGCAGAACGCATCGATGCTTCAGTAAGGAGAATGGCTTTGCACAACAAAACGTCCGAACGGGTCGACAGCGCATCCAACGCACGCACGGCGAACAATGCGGTTCGCCACACCTATCGCGTTCTGAGCGATGCCGAAAAAGCGCAGATGGTCGCCATCAAGGACAAGGGCGCGGAATTCCTGAACTTGATAGAGGGGCTTCGCACTCCTCCCGAACCCGCTGGCGACATCAATGGTGAGCCCATGGTCATCGGTACTTTCGACCGTGAATTGAACATCGCGGCCGAGAAGGTTGAGGAGGCCGTTATGTGGGCGGTCAAGCACATCACAAGCTGATTTCACGTCAGCGCTTCGGCGCTGGCGCGACCGGACGGCGGCGGGTGGCCATCCTTTTGGATCGCCTCGGATAGCCCGCCGCCGCGAGGATCGCGCAGAACGATAAGGTGATCTATGAACTTCGCAGCCTTCGACGTCTCCGCCGCATCAACCGGTTGGGCGGTCATCATGCCCGGCGACATTCGCCAGCGCTTCGATGCGCCGAATTGGGTCAAGGTGCTCGACAAGCTGAAATTGAGCGCGACCAGCAAGAACTGGCGGTACTATCCGGAACAGGATCTCAGTATCGCGCATGGCGCATGGAGACTGAAATCGGAGTGGTCGCGCGAAGGCGAGCCTCATGCCAACCTGCATCGCAATTTGTCGGCGTTGCATGAATTCTGCCGCTTTGAGCATGTTCTATACGAAAAGGCTCTGACCCCGGAGCAGCGCGGAGGCGCGTCGAACCCAGGCAACGACATTCTCCTCGAGCTGATCGGGCACGTTAAGAGTTTCTATTGCATCAAGCGCTGCAGGACCATTCTCGGTCTTCACCGAGCGTCATGGCAGAAGGGTTTCATCGGCCCGCAGAAACGCGGCACCAAGCGCAAAACCATTCTCGAGTTGATTCAGGAACGGGCCCGGCAGCTAGGCTTCACCTTCCGCAAAGACGATGAAGCGGCGGCCATCGGCCTGCTTACCTACGGGCTCCTTACGAGAAACATGCAGCCGCCATGGCTGCTTAACGAAGTGCTCAGGCCTCAACTCACTGGAGCCCCGGCATGAGCGGCCCCCTCACCATCCCCGGTCACCGCGTCCACGGGCTCAATCTTCCTTCATCGGTTCGCGCCGCGCTCAAGACGGCGACGCCCACCCGCGAAGGCTATCGCATCCACCCCGAACTGCATCCGGTCCTGCGACCGCACAGCCTCGTCGATGCGCGGCAACCCTACCTCAGCGCCTTCGGAACCAAGGTGCTCAAGGAATTGCAGAAGGGGGCGCCGGCATGATCCGTCCCAAGACGCTCACACCGCAGCAAAGCCGTCTCTACAGGATCCTCAAGGATTGCGCCGAGGCGGGGCTTCGCTGCCCGATCGCCAAAGACCTGGCGGTAAACCTGCGCACCTCGCCTACCTATGTCGACAAGCTGTTTGCCGCCGTCGAGAAAAAGGGCTGGATCAAGGTCGAAGGCAATACCAAGGGCCGGATCGTAACGATCCTGAAGACGGGGAAACGCACCGCGAACATCGTCGCCGCCCCGCACTGGCGCGATCCCGCCTCGGGGACCGTCGGAATCGCCCCCGGCAAGCCTCTGACACCGGGACGCTACCTGCTCGACACCGAGGGCCGGTTGCAGCCGATGCGCTTTAGCGGGTTCGTGAAGGCGGTTGCCATCGTCACCGTAAAGGCCAAGCCGCAACCCAAGTCCGAACCTGCAAAGGCAGATACCGCCCGCTTGCCGGAAACGCCACCTGAGCCCGTTGCCAGGCCTCCGCGCGCGGAACCGCGCCAGCGGGTGCCGAAATATGCCAAGGCAGAGGCACAGGCCCGGCGTGAGCGCAGGATCGAGCGCAAGGCCGAGGATGACGAAGCCTTCAATGAGTTCTCCGAGCGGTTGAACCGTGTGCAACAGCGACGCGCCGAGGGCGAAGTCATCGTCGTCACGCGCCAGCAGCGAGCCAAGACGGCCGGTGCGCAGCTAGCGGCAGCATTCCGGGCGCGGCCCAGGCCGACACCGCCACCACCTCCGAAGACGCCCACAGAGCGCGCCTACAGCACCGAGGAATGCAAGTTCTGCGGCATCCCCGGGAGCAAGGGGTGCGCGCACTTCCTGCCGTATGATGGGGGTAGGGCGCTATGAGATCGAAAATTCGCCACACTGGCGTCGTGTATTTCATTGGACCTGAGGCCAGTCTCTATCGAAGCCCTGATATGGAACTGTGCGTGAAGATCGGGTTTACGAGCGGATGCCCGATGCAGCGCATGCATGCCTTCCAAGCCGGAAGTCCGCAGGTCCTAGAACTCATCGCCTACACAGATGGTTCACTGAAACTGGAAAAGGCATTCCATGAAGCGTTCGCGCCATTAGCATCTCATCGCGAGTGGTTCTTCCTGGCCGAACGCCTTAGTTCATTCCTTGCCTATCTGGACGGGGACGACAAACACGTTTCCCGAACTCGTCTGATCGACGCGATCGACGACGTCCTATCGCCGCGCAGCTCTATTCCGCATCCGTCCATAGACGAACAGTCGTGGCGTTCGTCCGCGGACATGGCTCCCCTTATTCCATTCTTTCCGGAGTTGATGCGGTGACTGCTCGACCTATACCACCTGTCCCGGCAGAAGCCGACCTGCAGGACTTTCCCTTCATGCCCTTGCAGGTCGCCCGTCTGCGCGACAGCGACCTTGCTGCCGAGGAGGAGCCGGAGGCATGCTGGTACGCCGTTCTGCTTTGGGCGGCCTCATGGCACCAACTTCCCGCCGGTAGTCTACCAGACAACGATACTGTGCTGATGCGCCTCGTCGGGCTCGGTCGCGACAAAAAAACGTGGGCGAAATTCAAAACCGGAGCGATGCGCGGCTTCATTTTGTGCAGCGACGGCAGGTTTTATCATCCGGTCGTCGCCGAACAGGTCAATGAGGCATGGGACGGGAAAGTTCGCCAAAGACACCGCACATTCTGCGCCGCTGTCCGGAAGCACAACGAGCGCAATCCCAAAAATAAGGTGGAATCTCCGTCGTTTGAGGAATGGGACGCTCTTGGTCGTCCCGAGAAAGTAGCGGATGCCGTCACNGACTTGTCGCGTGTGACAGACGGAAATGTCACGCGTGACAACGATGAATGTCACGGTGATGTCGCGCGTGAAACACCATCCAAGAGAAAGGGACAGGGACAGGGACAGGGACAGGGACAGGGAGATTCTAATAAACATATATCGGGTACTGACGTACCCTCGTCGTCGGGAGATGCCGACGACACCTCAGACGACCATGAGTTCGAGTTGGCAATGGAGGATGATCCCCCTCCGCCAACCCTGAAGCCAGAGCATGTCGTCGAGGCCTGGAACTCTATGGCCGAGAGGAACGGCCTACCACTCGTCAAGGTGGTTTCCGACGAGCGCCGAAAAAAGCTGCGAACGATGATCCGCGCCTACGACATCGGCCAGATACGACAGGCTATCGGCGCCATCGAGAGGTCCGATTTCCTGAAGAACGGGAATGGATCGTGGCGCGGCGCCAGCTTCGATTTCCTGTTGCAGAAATCATCTTTTATCAAGCTGTTGGAGGGCCAATACGATGGGCGTTAACCCTTTGCTCGCCAGCGATGGGTGGGGCGAAGATCCTCACGCCCAGCGCCTAACCTTTGAACGATTGCAGCTATGGTGCGACGAGAACAATCAACGACCGATGTTTCGCGATATGGGCCGCTGGTTCTACGTCGACACCATCAAAGATCCTTCCGGATCGGGTCCTGATCGCAACGAGATCAGGGCGCTTGAGGGGCCAGACGGGCTCAACGCGCGAAAACTCATTCGTGGCCAGCTCCAGGATTTCAATGGCTGGTCGGAGCGTCGCATGGATGGATACCGGGCATGGCTCAGGTCGTGCCTACGGCGCGGAATGACGCCCGACCGATACGCCGAGTTGCAGCAGAAGGGCCTCGGACTATGAGCGGCGGCATCACACGCACCAGCCTGACGACCTATGCGGGCAGCATGCGCGATCCCGACCCGGTGATGGCGCGCAAGAAGGCTCGCGAAACCTACGAGGCCTCCGACGGCAAGATAGTGCTCATCAACCGCGACTGGTTGCAGTCGTGGACGGATCAGAAACAGCTCGATTTGCTGGCGGTAAAGGCGCTCGGCGTGAAAGGAAGGGTTTGACGGTGGGATACATCGACGAGGCGTGGCGCAACAAGCGTAAGGACGAAACCGACCTGCAATGGCGCCTTCGGGTCATGCAGGAGGAGCAGGATCTTCGGGACCGGGATGGACCTATCATCACGCCTGAAGCTGAACAGCATGGCGACTATCACGACACCTTCGTCATGCACACCGACAGCTACACGCTGGCGCGGACCAAACGGAATGCCGCGGTGTCGCCGATCGAGTTCTTGCATCGCCGCGGTGGCATCGATGACCTGCAACTCGAGGCAGCGGAACAGATCGAAGCTGCCCACATGATCGTTACCGGCGACGTCCGGATACGGGGCGCAAACCTTGATCCACGCGTTGATAATGCTGGTTCTGCGAACGATCCGATTCTGGAATCTTTGGCTGTTGTCCGGCTGCAAGCGACATACTCAGAATGGAGGCGCAGCCTCAGACAGAAACCGGAAATGGTCCTTGCCATGCTTACCGGACGTCGTGCGCTTGCCGACATAGCGAGAGGTCATCGCACCGGCTGGCCGCGGGCGAAGGACTTACTTATTCGAAGCCTCGACTTGTGGATAGCTATTCGCGATACCGCGAAGAACGACATCGATGAGAGGGATGTTGAAGCGATTTGCGCACGGATCATGGGGAAAGTCTGAAATGGTCTTGTGCGTGAATGAGAATATGGGTAAAGCACCATTGCTCAGTTTCGCGCCTACAGAGCGCATTTGCCTGAGGCAGCACCCCGAAATACTCGGAAATCAGCGGTTTTTCTGAATGGCGCGTCGGCCCACAAAGCACTCGGCGCGTCTGAAACGACTCGAGGCGGCGCGGCCGAAAATAGCCGCCCTGCCCCGTGGTACTCTGCTGACCTCGGTGCCGATGGCCAAGGCGCTCGGTGTGAACTGGCCGACACTGCGCGGCTGGTGCGACGACATCGACGGCTTCGAGGAAAGCGGCGCCTTCGAGCGTGGCAGCAACGGCGCCAAGTACGAGTTCTGCCCGGTTCGAACCCTCTGGTTCCTGATCGAGCATTTCGAGAACCTGGCGCGCAGCGAGGTCGAAAAGGCGGAACGTCTCAACGCCCTTGCGCTGGGACCGCAGGCCGATGCGGCGCGCGGGCTCGATCTCGACGACATGAAGAAGGTTCTGGACACCCAGGACCGGCTCATGGACGCCCGAGAGCGGGCTGGTGAACTGACCGATGCGGCCACGATGAGGACGCTGCTGACGAAGGTCTTTTCCAGCATGCAGGAAGTGCCGCTGACGGTGGCGCAGGAACTGGACCCGTCCGGTCAATGGCCGGCGGAGTTCAGGGCCAACTTCGACCGCGCCATGCAAAGCGTGCTGCTCCGCCAGCGGGCGGCGGGGCGCAAGGTCATGGACGCAATGAGGCAAGGAACGAGCTGACGCCATGAACGCCCTGATGTCGCCCGCCACGCTGCAGGCCGGCATCGAGGAACTGGCATCGGGTGATTGCTTCGTCGATCCCTTCGACCTGATGGCCGAGGCCATCGAACTGCTGAGCCCGCCGGAAGCGATCAGCACCGTGGAATGCGCGGAGAAGTACCGCAAGCTGCCCGGCCCCGAAGACGGGGCGGTGATACCCTACGATCGCTGGTTCACGCCGTACAACATCGGCCCGATGAACGCGCTCGACGACGAGGCCTGCAACCTGCTCGTCATGGTGAAGCCTTCCCGCTCCGGCGGTACGGCGATCATGGAAAACTATGTGTTCAAGCGGATCAAGTTCGGTCCGATGACGCACATCGCCTGGGTCCTGAACAGCGATGAGGCAGTCACCTCGTACTGCCGAAACGTCGTCAAACCGATGTTCGAACTGAACACCGACCTGCAGGCGCGCGTCGGAACCGGACGCGGCGACGACACCGATGCCTTCAAGCGGGTGCGGGGCTATCCGGTCGAATGGCTGAGCGCCAAGGACTCGACATTCCGTAACCGCCAGCCCGGCGTGATGGTGTGGGACGAAAGCGACGGCGCCGCGAAGCGCTGGGCGGCGAGCCCGCGCGTCCAGATCGAAGGCCGCCAGAAGCTGCTCGGCAACCGCAAGAAGGGCGCGATCCTTTCCCATGCCGACCTTGGCTGGAAGGCGGGCGTCGCCGCCGAGTTCGAAGACACGAGCCGCGGCATCTTCGTGATGCAGTGCGTTCACTGCCTCGGTCATGCCGCCGCCTATGCGACCAAGTTCTGGTCCGGTGTGCCGCAATTCGAAATGGCCTGGCAGGACGTGCCCGACGCGCCGACCGACGAAAGGCTGGACATGGCCGAACAGACGGCGGCGCTGTATTGCCCGCACTGCAACGAGCCGATCAGCGACGAGGACCGCCGCAAGATGGTCGACGCCGCGGTGACCGGTGGCGGTAACGCCGTCGACGGCTGGATGCATCGCGGTCAATCGCTAGATCCCGAAGCCGGGGTCATCGGCGAACCGGAACCGAACGCGGCGCGNGGGTTCTGGGTCCACGGTACCATGCTGAAGACGGAAAGCCTCGCGAAGCTGGCCCGGGCATGGCAGGCCGCTTTGATCCACTACGAGCGGACGCGCGATCCGAAGAAGCTCAAGGAGTTCATGTCGAAGCAGCTCGGCGAGATCTTCGAAGGCGCCGCAACACTGAGCGGGCTCAACGCCGAGAAAATCGTGCAGCGCGGCCGTGATGATGCCAGCGGCTATGATCGCGGCGTCGTGCCGGACGAGGTGAAGTTCATCACCGCGTCGGTCGATACAGGCGGGCGCAAGTTCGACGTCCTGTTCAAGGGCTACGATCTCGAGGGCCGGTCATGGGTCATCGACCGCATGACGATCCGGCAACGACGCCACGCCGATGGCACGATGCGCGACCTGCATCTCTCCAAGGTGCTCGATGACTGGTTCGTGCTGGTCGACGAGGTGATCGAGCGCCGGTTCCCGCTGGCCAGCGACCCGAACATGGTGCTGCCGGTTGCAGTAACCTGCATAGATGCCGGCGATGGCAACGTGACGTGGCTGGCCCGCGAGTTCGCGCGGCGCTGCATGACGGCCGGGCATGCATGGGGCAAGTGGTCGAAGGTCCGCCTGATCAAGGGCGCCAGCGGCAAGCGCCCCGCCGTACCCGATGCGCCGCGTGCCGTCACCAAGGATGATGAAGGCCGCAAGGTCGACCCGGTCGTCTACGAATACACCTTGGGCGCCGATGCGCTGAAGGATCAGGCCTACGAGCGTCTGGCCATCGAAGATGATGGCCCCGGCGCCTGTTACTTCTATCGCGGTTTCGAGAAGCGCTACGCCGATGAGTATTTCGGCGAAGCGAAGGTCGACGGCAAGTGGGTCCGCTCCGGGCCTAACGAACAGCTCGACCTCGACGGTTACTGCGAAGCGGGCCGTCAGATACTGAAACCAGACCGCGCCGACATCAAATGGCACGAGGGCAAGCTGCCGCCCTGGGCCAAGCCGATCCCACTCATGCCGAAAGGGGGTGATCCGTCCACCGAGGCGGGAGCGGCGCCGACGAAGGCAGTGAAACCGAAGCGGTCGACCGCAGACCGTCTCGTCAATCTGAACCAAAGGAACCGATAGCTCATGGCCACTGCGTCGCAAATCGAGACATGGATCTCGGAGGCGGAAGCTGCGCGCCACAAGCTCATGTCGGGTGAGGACGTCGTCGACGTCTGGAAAGACGGCCGGCGCATGCGGTTCCAGAAGGCGAGCCTTTCCGAACTGACCGAATACCTCGCAGTGCTTCGCTCCGAACTGGTTCAGGCGCAGATCGATGGGGGCTTGACGGTGACGCGCCGGCGCCGCGCCATTGGCCTGGCATGGAGGGGATGAGCGCCATGGAGAAGCCGCGCTTTCAGGTCGCGCAGGATGGTTCCTTCGCACCCGTAAATGCCGCCGCGATGGCGTGGATGGGTACCAACAGCAAGCGCGATGCTGCCCGTCACGATGTCAGCGAATTCTCGGGCTGGCGTCCGAATGTTCGCTTCGCCGGGCACGCCGACTACAGCGATGTTCGCACGATCCTTGGCCGGGCGCGTAGTCTCGACGAGGACAACGGCTGGATCAATGCCGGGCTCGACCGCCGCGTCGAATCCGTCATCGGTACCCGTATCCGGCTCAGCGCGCAGCCGCGCCACGAACTGCTCAATCGCGACTACGAATGGCGCATGGGCTGGACCGGCAATGTGCAATCGCGCTGGGAAGTATGGGCAAACGACATCGAGCATCGCAACGATGCCCGGCGCAGGCTCAGCTTCGGAGCCCAGGCCAAGCTCGCCTATCTCGGCTATGTCCGTGACGGCGCCGCGGCTGCGGAGATCCGTGACAACGACCGCGGCCTGTCTAACACCACCAATGTCCTGCTGATCGAGCCCGAACGCGTCAGTCACCCGCAGGATCGGGGCCAGAGCGAAAGCCCGAGGCTGCGCAACGGCTTCGCCTACGACGAGAACGGCGCCCCGCTGGGTGCCTATGTCCGTTCCGCGCATGAAAACGACCCCAACGCCGGGTTCGCCAATGCGCGCTGGGACTATATCCCGATGCGTGGACCGACCGGCCGCGCGAAGTTCGTGTACTGCTTCTCGCCGCGCCGCGCCGAGCAGGAAATCGGCATCTCGAAGCTGGCCGAGGTCATGGTCCCTTCGAAGATGCTGGACCGTGTCGACCGCGCCAAGGTCAACGAGGCACTGAAAGCGGCGCTGTTCTCGCTCTTCATCGAGTCGCCGGGGACCACCGAAGACCTTGAGGGCATGCTGGCGCCGTCCAATGACGATTCCAGTGTCGATCCGTGGATCGAAGCCTATGCCGACCTTCGCGAGAAGCGTCCGGTTTTCGTCGACGGGGCTCAGGTCAACCACCTGCTGCCGGGCGAGAAGCCGCACCAGATCAAGACCGACGCCACCGTTGGTTACGCCGAATTCGCCGGGTTCATCCTGCGCAAGATCGCCGGCTCCATCGGCGTGGCGCCGCCGCAGCTTTCGGGCGATTGGGTCGGCATCAACTATTCGAGCGCACGGGCCATGCTCAATGAGTTGTGGCGTTCGTTCCTCGAGGATCGCCACTACTTCACCCAGCACTTCCTCACCCCGATCTATGCGGCCTGGCTGGAAATGGAAGTCGCCAACGGCGACGTGAAGGTGCCGGGCGGCCCCCTTGCCTTCTACAAGAACAAGACCGCGCTTTGCATGTGCGAATGGATCGGGCCGGGACGCGGCAGCGTCGATCCGCTCAAGGAAGCGAACGCCAACAACCTCGACGAGGCGGCTGGCCGCAAGTCGGTTGTCGAATCGATCATGGAAACCGGACGCGATCCGGTCGACGTCCTCGCCGAAGAGGCCTGGTACGCGCAGGAGCGCGAGAAGCGCGGGCTCGCTCCGGTCAACCGCAACGTCAAGGCCGACGCCAGCACCGACACCGCTGATCAGACCGGTGATGGCGGCGAGCAAGCCGCGCCGCCGCAGACGAAGAAGGAACCGGCCTGATGACGGCATTCCCGCTGTGGGCCGAACGGCTCTACAACCACCCGCTCGCGATCGAGCGCTTCAAGAACGAGGTGATCTGCGAGTTCGCGCAGGCGCGCATCACCGGCATCGCGAAGAAGGATGTCAATGCCGCCTCGCTGGACATCGCCTCGACCCGAGCGAGCGCCGATGATGCCAGCTACTACGGCGAGAACGGCCGCAAGGAGTTCAAGTCGAAGGACGGCATCGCCGTCATCGATGTGCGCGGCACGCTGGTTCACCGGGCGAGCTGGCTCGATGCGGAAAGCGGCCTTGTCGGTTACGACCGCATCATTCGCCAGGCGCGGGCAGCATCCAACGATCCTGAAATCGGCGGCATGTTCATCCGCTGAGAAACCGGTGGCGGCGAATGCTCCGGCATGTTCGCGGCGGCCGAGGAACTGGCTGGCATGGCCGCTGCCGAAGGCGGGAAGCCGATCTATTCGTATCTCGACGAGCGCGCCTGCAGCGCCGGCTACGTCCTCGCCAGTGCGGCCGACAAGGTTTTCGGGCGCCGCGAAGTTACCGGCGGATCGATCGCAGCACTGATCAACGTCATCGATACGTCGCGCGCCTTCGAGAAGGCCGGGCTCGAGCCCATCGTGATCCGCGCCGAATGGGCCGACCGCAAGGCGCGTGGCGGCCCCGGCGAGAAGATCGACAAGGAAACCATCGCCAAGCTGACGAGCCTTGTCGACGACGCCAGCGCGCAGATCGTCGAATTCGTCGCTGCCATGCGCGGCATGACCGAGAACGCCATCCGCGACCTGCGCGGCGACGTCTTCACCGGCACCCAAATGGTCGAACTTGGCCTGATGGACGACATCAAATCCGAACGCGAGGCCTGGGACTTGCTGAAGGAAGAGATCCGGTCGCGCTGACCGACAAACTCGAAGGGATCCACCCATGACGACAAGCAAGCGCCTCGCCGCGCATCGGGCCACTGCGTCCAGCGCGAGCGAGGAACCCGAAATCACCGATCTGCCGGACGACGATGAGGATCAGCAGGCCGGCAAGCAGAAGGACAAGACCAAGATGAGCGACACCAACAAGGACCAGGAGGCAGCGGTCGCTCAGGCCGCAGCCGACGCGAAGAAGGAAGCCAACGAGCGCTTCTCCGCCGTTCTCGCCTCCGAACACTACACCGGCCGCGAAACGCTGGCGAAGAACCTGCTCGCGACCGACCTCTCGGCCGACCAGATCATCGCCGCCCTGGCCGATGCTCCCGCGAAGGCGGACGCGCCGGCCACCACCAGCGAAGACGACCTTAAGAAGGCCAAGGAAGACGGTCAGCGCGAGGGCATGAAGGCTGCGGCCGGTCACGAAAACAGCGGCGTGGATCCGAACGGTGGCGGCGGTGAGAACAAGCTTTCCGCCTCCGACCGCTGGGGCCGCGTGTACGACCGGGCGTTCGGCAAGCGCTGAACTGAGCCCCTCCTAGACAAGGAACAACAATCATGGCTGCAATCACTGAAGGGATGCACGCGGGCGAGTTCATCGGCGAACTGGCCATGGGCATCGGCTACCACGTCGAACAGATCACCGTCCTGTCCGGCGAAAACCTCGTTGCCGGCGCGGTGCTCGGCAAAGTTACCGCAAGCGGCAAGTATGTCGCCTTCGACAATGCCGGCACCGATGACGGCCGTCGCACCGCCGCAGGCATTCTCATGGACAAGGTCGACGCATCCGGTGGCGACGTAACCACCGCGACCGCGCTCCTTCGCGGTCCGGCGATGGTCAACAAGAACGATCTGACCTGGGCTGCCGGCGTCGATACAGCGGAGCAGGCCGCCGCGCTCACCACTCTCATGGGGCTCGGCATCAAGGGCGTCTGAGCCCTTCGCTGACCTTCTCACCGAAAGGATACATCACCCATGGCTCACATGGACATTTTCAATGACGACGGCTTCAGCCTCATGGCCATGTCTGGCCAGGTCGACCGCGTCCCCACGGTTCCGACGTTTCTCGGCTCTCTCGGCATCTTCGAGGAAGAACCGATCGACACCACCCTGTTCTCGATCGAACAGAAGGGCATGACGCTTCAACTCATCCCGACTTCGAAGCGCGGTACTGCCCCGCCGATGGGTACGACCGATCGCCGCTCCATGCGGTATTTCGAAGTGCCCCGCCTGGCCAAGAGCGATCAGGTTTTTGCGCACGAGATCCAGAACGTCCGCGCCTACGGCACCGAATCCGAACTCGACAACATCATGCGCAAGATCGCTGAAAAGCAGCGCAAGTTGATGACCGAAATGAACCTCACCGAGGAATACCACCGTCTCGGTGCGCTTTCCGGTATCCTGCTCGATGCCGACGGCTCGACTACGCTCTACAACTGGTTCACCGAGTTCGGCATCTCGCAGCCTGCCGAGATCGACTTCGATCTCGACAACGCAACGCCGGCAAGCGGAGCACTGATGCAGGTCATCAATGCCGCCAAGCGTACCGCTATTCGCGCCTTGGGTGCGATGTACGTTCCCGGCCAGGTCGAGTTCCTGTGGCTGTGTGGTGACACGTTCTTCGACCAGTTCATCACCCATCCCGAAGTGCGCGAAACCTACAAGAATTGGGAAGCCGCTGCTGCGCTTCGCGACAACAAGGTTTTCTCGACCTTCCGTTATGGCGAGATGAACTGGCACAACTACCAGGGCACGGACGATAACAGCACGGTCGCCATCGCGCCCACCAAGGCGAAGCTAGTCGTCCGCGGCGTCCCGGGCCTCTTCCGCCGCGTCAACGCACCGCACGACAGCATCGAGTACGCCAACACCATGGGCCAGCGTTACTACGCCAACCTCGTACGTGACCGGGATCGCGACATGTGGGTTCAGCCCGAACTCTATGCCTACCCGCTGCACATCTGCACCCGCCCGGAAGTCCTTTTGCGGGGCAAGAACACCTGATCCCATCCCCTTGGGAACACCGGGGCGTGAGGGCGGCGAGCGATCGTCGCCCTCCGCTTTTACGAGCCGTGTGAGCACGGTTCCTGAAAGCGAAGGAGTCCACCCCATGGAAGTCAAGGCAACACGTCAGATCATCGATTACGATGCCGACACGCGCGCGGTAATCGTCATCAACAAGGGCGAAACCGGCGAACTCAGCGAGGCGATGTGCGAAAAGCACAAGGGTTCGTGGGAGCCTGCTGGCGCCAAGGACAAACCCGCCCCCGCCGAGAAGAAGACCAAGGCTCCGGCCAAGCCCAAGGCGTCGTCCTCCGAACTCGGCGCGCTGCGCAAGCAGTACCGCGAAGTGTTCGGCAAGGGGCCGTCGCCCAAGTGGGACGTCGATGCCCTCAAGGCGAAGATCGCCGAGAAGACGGCCGAGACCGGAGACGATGTAGGTAACTGCGCCCCCGCGACCGGCGACGGCACCGAGCCCGCGCCTGCCGGCGCCGAAGGCGACGCTCCGGCTTCCTGATCATGGCCCTTCCCAATATCGAGGATTACGACGCCATCCTCGACCGCACCTGCGCCGACGTCGTGGGGGACACGATCTCCTACAAAGCCGTCGGCGCAGCCGGCTATTCCGACAAGCAGGCGCACGTCGACTACC